TTTCTTTCTCCAGTTGTATTAGCGTCTAAAGCTGCATAACCAATCCCAGTATTATAATTCCCCGTGGTATTAGCGGTTAGTGCTGTTGAACCTACCGCTACATTTTCTGTTCCTGTGGTATTAACCAATAAAGCACTTGAACCAACCGCAGTATTGTTATCCGCAGTCGTATTCGCTCCGAGAGCGTTGTCTCCGATAGCGGTGTTGTCTGAGCCTGTGGTGTTAGCGTCTCCTGCTCCTGTTCCAACTGCCACATTGTCTGTTCCGCTTGTGTTTGCTGTAAGGGCTGCTGTTCCAACTGCCACATTACTACTAGCTGTTGTTGCTACAAGCAAAGCTGCTGATCCAATGGCTACATTAGAGCCACCTGTTGTTATTGCTCCACCTGCGTTATCACCAACTGCTGTATTATCTGAGCCAGTGGTCACTGCATCAAGGGATGCTTCACCTATGGCTACGTTGTCTGTTCCTGTGGTTATGGCTGTGCCTAGTGAGCCAGAACCTAAACCGATATTACCTGTACCGCCTGTCATGTCTAAAACATCGGTAACGGCAGCACCTGCTCCTGCGCCATCGGCTACAATCATCTTAATTCCGCCATTCGGAATAACGACATTGGCTCCGGTGCCTTGAGATATTGTTACTTGATAACCTGCACTATTTTGAATAATCCAAGTTTTATTAACTGTATTCGGTGCCAGAGTTACTGTATTGGTTGCGGTAATTGACCCTGCTAAAGTTAAGGCATAGGCTCTGGCTGCATCTGATGCGCCATCCGCTATGGTAATGGTATGGGAAGTTCCAGTGATTGTTTCTGAACCACTGCCCCATGCTTCTGCTATTAGTTCGAGATTCGTGTTGGTAGTTGTACCCCATGTTCCACTAGCATCTCCAGTAGCCATTTCATTCAATCTTAAATCATTTACATATGTACTAGCCATTTCTATTCCTCATTAAAAAAATTATATACCATTAAGCAACCTCACTCCAGTCTGGAGATTGTGTTGTTGAAATTGTCGAATAATTAGGTGTCTGTGAATTATCTACAAGACCCCAAACTAAAACACCACCTAAATTACCTGTTGCATTTACCCCTGTTGGATGGATATTAGCATGTCCAACAGCAGTTATTGAGCCAAGACTTGAAGTTAAAGTGTCAGTAGTAACAGATATAATGTTATTAGTTACTAAACTTAAACTTCCTAAAGCACTAGTTCCAGCTAATCCAGTAGGATAAACATTTGCATCACAGGTAACTGTTTCATCGCCTTGAGAAACAGTTGATGCTGTTCCGCTAACTCCTGTAACGGCAGTACCATTAGCAATAACTGTGCCAACCGCACCAGTTGCCGCTACCCCTGTTTCTGCAACATTTGCATCACCAGTAACAGTTTCAGTGCCTAAAGCAGTGGTTCCTGCTAGTCCTGTAACCGAAAGATTAGCAACACCAGTAATAGTAAGCGAGCTTATCGCACCAGTAGCTGCCACTCCTGTTTCTGCAACATTTGCATCACAGGTAATGGTTAAAGAACTTACAGCACCTGTGCCTGCCAGACCCGTAAGATCAATAGCAACGGGTTCACCCCATGTCCCAGAACCCCATGTACTGCGACCCCAGCCGGTGATATTAGCCATTGGCTAACTCTACGCTATTCTAATAACAGCGTTACTTGCGTCTGCAGTTGGGAAAGATATTGTAAAACTACCTGCTGTACTTGTCTTATCCCCACCAAAATCAAAAACCGCAACTGCTGGATCACCAGTAGCTGTGTCATTGAAAATCATGCAGCCTCTTGCCGTAATTGTGCAAGTACCAAAAGTCAAGTCAGCAAAATCAGTAAACGCAGTAGTACCCGATGTAGTCGGGTCGATTCTGGTTAAACTTCCACCTTTAGCGGTGTAGTTTGTTCCTGATGCCTCTTGGCTAGTGGAGTAAGCTGTGGTAGCAGCACTCATAGTAGCTGAACTGGTATACAGGGCTAACTTGAAGGTATCGCCTCCAGAAAGTAAAAAATCGTGCTTTGCTTCTAAGAGTTCTTTCTTAAAAGAAGTACACATTGCCTGTGTTATAGCCATTATAGTCTCCTAATAATTTCCGCAAGCTCTTTATGACCTTGCTGTTCTAGTTGATTGCCTATCGTACACATATGGTTTTTTATTGCTTCATGCATATAAAAGACAATTATTTTATAGCACAAATTTTTAAAAGCGTGTGCCTGTGCTTTAATCTGAGCTGGCGCTGTATCACTTACTGAAACAATTTTATCAGTAGCCATCTCAGCTATTTCTTCTGGAGTATGTCCTCTATGATGAGTTGTTTTAACTCCTAAATTTCCTATAGAGATTGTAAATGAATCAGTTTCCATCAATATTTCTCTGGTTCTGGTATTTCTAAAGCTATATCTTTTCTACCTATTATACCTACAGGTTTGCTATTTTGATCAATTTGTAAATCAGACCACTTGCCAACCTTCATACCAGAGCCATTTTGATAAGTAATCTTTGGATCATCTAACCTATGATAACCATACAACTTATCTTTAATATCAATATCAGTATCTAATAAAGATGATTTTGGTGCTATCGACACATCTATCCCAGAATCTATACACTTAGCTATCCAAAACTCTACACAAGCCCTTCCTGATTCTGCAAAGTGCATATTTGTTTTATAAGTAAAATCTACACCAAATATAGAAATGCTACCTACTTTTGCCCACAAAGCATAAGCTATTGCATAGGCTATGGTGTTATTAAAGTAAGAACACCCTAAATCTTTTACAATAGATTCTAAAGGATATTCTTCAACAGCAGGAACTCTACTGTCTAATTCACAAGAATAGATAGGGTAGTCTACAAGCGGTAGTGTTCTTCTCATCATGTCAGTCATTCCACCAGCATCGTGTGTGTCTAAAAAACGACTCATTGGATCAAGAATAAAAGCCTTGTCTATATTAGGTAATACACCAATCATTGCATTAATCGCCCATACCTCATCAAACAATACACTGTGTACTTGAGATAAATGAAAATCTATTTGACTCTGACCCATTGCAACAATTGCAATATTTCTATCTTTGTTAGACATTTATTTTTGTTTGACCATCCCTGTATGCATCTTTTCTGTTATAACCATTCGCTTCTAAGTTAAGCTTTTGTAAACCCTCTTGAAATCTTTTTTCATAATTAACAAGAATATCAGGCTCTCCTTTCATAAAAAGATATGCCTCACATAAACTTCCATAAAGCAATACTTCAGAAGCATTAGTTCCTAACCATGTTGTTCCTGATGCTGCTGTGGTAATAGACTCAGGCACATAAAAGTAATGTAACTCAACATTAAAATCAGCACTAGGAGTTGGTCCTACGATAAAAGTTGTATCATCAAACTGAGCATAATGCTTAGGAGTTCCTGTTGTTGATGCTAATGGATAAGCTTCCCTAATAAAATTAACATCTGTATTCAAAAGATAGCTGTAATTACTATCACTATCTAAAACTGCTAAAGAATAAGGATATAGATAATCACTAGGAGTAGCTAAATAAGAATTACTAGTTGTTAGATTTCCAGTAACATTTTTTCTAAAATTAGGTAGCTGTACAGTTTTTATTATTCTGTCTTCAGCTTGAGTGATAATGGTTCCCAAATCAGCAACAAATGTTGATTCAGTATTCTGTGTATAGTCTTGTATCGCTGATTTTAATGTTGTATATGTCCAACTCATGATGTACTCACTGTTAATTTTCCTACTTCACCTTTAATACTAAGACCCATAGTGCTAGAACCAAACTGATCCATACCACCACCTATTGGATTAAACGAATAATAAGATGTAGATGATTTTCTTCCTGTGTCAACTCTAGGATTATATAAACCTATAGACTCAGTATGTCTTATTTTACCTAATTGTAATTGTGGTTGATCTTGGTCAAAACACTCACTACAAACACGAAGACCATTTCTTTTCTGATCTTCTATTTCATATTTTAAAGCGGATAATAAATATGTAAAACCACATCGATCACATATGCCATTTGCTTTTTTTCCAACAGCGTAACCCATTTTAGTAAATCATACTGTCTGGAACAAAACGAACTGATGCTTTTTCTCTATCAGCATCACTTACATCTCTCCATAATTCATCATATCTTTGTTTAATCATAGGAACTCTGTTGATAGCTTCTGGCATTTTACAAGCCAAATTATAAGCTAAAGCATAAGTTAAGCATGGAAGATATCTAGCAGGAACATCTGCATTATTACTAGCAATATTGCCAGTATCTTCTATTCTTTGAATATAATCATATACCAAAGTATAAGTTTCAGCATCATCTGGAGTTGCCCAAAGAACAATATTTATTGTACTAGCATCTTTATCTACATAAAATTGTGTAGGTTTAGATTGAGTTAGTTTACTAGCTTGATGTTGGTATTCGGTTCTAGAAGTTCTTGTTAAGGTTTGGTCAAATTGACTGCTAGTATTCCCAGCATTTGTTCTAATAAAAGCATCAACTATTTCAATAGCACTAGATTCAGCAGCATAACTACTTGTACCTGCTGTTAATGCTTGAGTGCCTTGTTCAATAGTCCATAAATTTAAACCTTTGTTCTGCCATTCTAAAAAGACTAAGTTTAATGCTCTTTTGGCACTACGAAAATCATATCCTGTACGGATTTCTGATCCACACAAGTCATAAGCCTCTTCCATAATATCACTTAAATCAAGATTAAATGTATATGTGCCACTAGTAGCCATAACTAGCCTCTTTTCTTATTCTTTTTAAGATGTAATGCTCTACCACCCATATAACCAGCGCGACCTGTTTTATCCAGATCACCATCCAATTCACTTCTAAATTTTCCCGGACCACCTTTAGCATATCCAGTTCTAAGCGGACCACCTTTAAATTTACCATATTTCTTGTCACCAAAGGCTTTTTGCTCTCTTTTGTATTCGCTTTCCGCTTGCGAGTTAGCAACCTCAGCAGCCGTTTTAACTTTAGCCAGTGCTTTTTTTGCTTTTTCACTGCTAATATTTCCAGCCGAAAAATCTTTTTGAATTTTCTCTGACTCTTTTCGCCACTGATCTCTAGCTTTTTTCTTGCGATTATCTTT